CGAGGGGGGGCGCATCGCGTTGTACAGGTCCATCGCATCGGTCACGGCGATCTCCTAGTCTAGGTCATCGACCGCTGTTGTCCACGCGGCTGCGGCTGGTGCGCGCCGGTCCTGCCGCCGCCCGTGCGCCCGCCCGCGCGGGGCGAGGCGCCCTGGGCCATGAGTTGGCCTGCCTGCGGCGGCTGGCCGCCCTTGGGCGGGCCGCTGGGCTGCTGGGTGCCGCCCTGCGGGGCCATCGGGCTGGTCTGCGGCTGCTGCTGCTCCAGCAGCTTCTGGCTCAGCGCGATGAACCGCTCGCTGTCCTCGCCAAACCAGTTCTTGACCCGCTCTAAACCGACCTGCTCTATAACAAAGGGCAGCGCATCAACGGCCTCGCGTACCAGTTCGTCGAGCCATTCCTGTGGATTGTCTGTTGCGCCACTGAGTTCGATGGAGGTGCGGTGGGGCATCCACTTGTTGGCCTGCAGGCCCTGGAGGGCCTTCCATTGTTCAAGTATCGCTGGGTCAAGCCGTCGGCCGAGGGAAACTTCCCAACCATCCCAGTAACCGTCGACATCCTCAGGTCGGATCGAAACCTCTCCGAGATCTTCGCCGTTACGGTCTTTGCCGGGCACGGGGAGAACGAGACGGTCCTGAAGGCACACCTCCAGTTCCATGGCTGCGAGTTCCAGCGCACGGGTTATCGCTCGTACCAGGCTGTCCTTGGCACTCTCGATCTTGAGTGTGCGCATCGACTGGATGGCCCAAAGCTGTTGAGCGCTACGCGTGCCTTCCGCGCTGCGCGGCCCCTGAGCTACGCCGTTGCGCTGGATGTACTGGTCGACCACGCTTGTCGTCTGGAGCAGTTCGTCAGGTACGGGCTGACCCTCCAGCATCTGCAGGTACTCACCGATACGCTGGTCGATCGGGATGTACTGACCCGGACGTATCTGGAGTTCACGCCCATCTTTAGTCCAGCCCAGGTAGGTCCGCCAGGCGTTGATCGCGAGCATCCAGACCTGCATGGTGAGCACGTTTGACTCGATCGGATAGAGCCCCGCCGCGTTGGTCAGCATGCCCCGGTAGCGGCGCTCCATGTCCTCGAAGGTGAGTTCGCGGAAGGGCGCGATGACGTACGGCATCTCGGGGTAGCCGTGCTCGGCGACGCCCCTGAACGGGCCATTGCCGCCCACGTCGAAGAGCGGATGGTCGTCCAGGATCAGGCCGCGGTAGCGGCCGATCCACACCTCGTCGACCCACACCAGTTCGTCGGGCAGCCGCCCGCGCAGCACCCAGGCCGTGTCGGGGTATCGTGAAAAGGCGTGCATGGCTTCGGTTTTGCTTGTCTGGTAGTGCTCGACGACGACCAGCAACTCACCATCGTCTGCCTCGTGCCAGCGGACGACGCGTGGATCGCGCCGCTGAAAGACAATCGGATTCTTGCGACGATGACGTACTTCCCAGACTTCCTCGGCATCGGCGTCTTCCCAGGCTTCGACACGGACTTCGTACGCCTCATCGTCCTCGTCATCATCCTGAACGGGCGCTGGGCCACGCGCCTCCAGCCCCTCTGGTTTGTTGGGCCACAGGGTGCGGTCGACCATGATCCGAAAGACGCCTACACGGCGGATGACCATGTCGGTGGGAATCTGGCGTAGCACATCTTTTTGTTTGCGCCAGGCATGCAGCAGAGCCTTACCGAAGCGCGTGAGCTTGTCCGCCTGATTGCGATACTTCTGGCGCGCTCGCGCGGGGCGAACGCGGATCGAGATGTCTGGGGGTACCAGAGAATCAATAGCCGCGTCTGCATCTGCCGGAGCAGAACCTGTTTTGACTGCCAGGCGTCCGCCTGGGCTCTCGACGTCGAAGGTCTGGAAGTACAGATCCTCCTCGTCCTCCATGCCATTGTCCAGATCCCCCCAGCGCGCGACCAGGTGGTCACGCCAGTAGATGACCTCCTCGTAGCTCGGCCGCTCGTCGATCTCGGAGCGGTAGATCGATTCGATGTCGGAGAACTCGTCGCTCAACGCCCTGCTACCTCAAGATAGGTCTGGGGTTGGTAATCACCTTTTTGATGAAAGCTGCGGACGTGATCCATGAAAGCCCGGCCCCGTGATACGGGCAGCCTGGCCAGCACCTCGGGGGCGATGCGCGGGGTGGTGACGTCGGGGTCTTCGTCTTCGTCGGGTTCAATGTGGGTTTCCAGGTAGCTATAGCTGTCCGATTCGGGTTCGCCCTCAAAGCGCTTTTTGACCCACACGTAGTAGCCCCAGGCATCCATGGCGTGGTTCATCCAGTCACGCGGTTTTTCCTGGTAGTTCATGTTCAGCCGTCGGCGCTTGGGGTAGGTGTACGTTTTGAACTCGTTGATGGTGGCCGTGCAGTGGCGGTCGACGCGCAGGCGCGCACACGATCGGAGGTACTGCAGGGTCTCGCCGACCAGGTGCTCATCGTTGAGCCCCTCCTCGACCTCGATCACCAGCGCGCGCTGCTCTTCGTCGGTCAGCCTGTCATCGCTGTCCGCCTCACGGCCCATGCGTTCCAGGATCAGATTCACGCGATTTCGGTAAAACCGATAGAAGCGCACCGGGTCACGGACCTGGTTGCGCATGAATGGGATGCGCTCCCAGATCTGCGGCTTTTTCTCCACGATGTAGGCGGGGAAGCCCATGCGCTGCCAGCGGCGCATCTCCTCGGGCTGCGCCGAATCAACGATCATGTCGGAGACACCCTCGACCTCCCACTGGGGCAGCAGGTCGCCTTCCGCCGATACCTGATTGGCCTTGAGCCAGGGGCGTGAGGCCAGGATCTCGCCGATCTCCTCGGTCGAGCGGTGGGTCTCGTAGATCTCGTCGAAGACGACGGTCATGTCGGTGTACTCCTGGATGGCCAGGATGCAGTACGGATTGCTGCCCCCCGACGGATCGACCGTCAGGATCACCGGCAGATCGGGGTTGTACTCTACGTCGGTCACGTGGACCTTTTCTTTGAACTCAGGGAAGACCCGTTCCCTGGCGCTGGCGGGTATCCCGCCGAACTGCTCCAGGAACTCGTGGGGTTCCATCTCCTTCGCCGCCTGTACCAGCGCGGGTGTCTGCCGACCCTGGGGGAAGGCGTAGAAGTTGATGTCGTAGCTTGCATCCTGAAACATTTCCCAGGCTGCGTCGGTCCCGTGAGCCACCATGTCTGCCCTGGCGTCGATTGCTTTCTGGTGAAAGAAGTCGCCTTCACCCTCCCAGGAGGAAATCAGCAGCGCCTGACCATTACGATCCGTCAGCGGGGGCAGGATGGCGCGCGACCACGCCTCGGGCAGGACCTGTGCCGCCTCGTCGATGATGGCCAGGTCAATGGCCGCGCCAGCCGCTGACCAGATATTCTCCAGCGACATGCCCTCCAGCCGCGCGCCGTTGTCCAGGATGCACAGCTTCTCCTGGGTGGTGTCTCTGACGGTGCGCGTCTTCAGGTTCTGATCGCGCACCACCTCCATCACCTTGTCGAAGGCGCGCGAGACCAGCTTCATGGTCGGGGCAGCGAGCCAGATCCAGGATCGCGGGCGGAGCATGGCCACACCGACGGCCTCCATGGCGGCCTCGGTGGTCTTGCCGCCACGGCGACCCCACGCCGCGATCCGGAATCTGGCTCGGCTCCGGGCCAGCGCCTGCTGGCCTGTCCAGTGGCCCTCCACGCCGCGCTCGGCCCAGGCCTCGGTCTCGTTCTGCAGCGCGTGGTACTCGCGCAGCCGCCGATCGGGCTCGATCAGGTCGCCGACGTAGCGCACGCGCCGCAGCAGGTCGCGCTGGCCGTCCTCGTCCTCGGGCACGAACAGCCCGTGCGGGCGCCAGCTTAGCCGCTCGAAGGCGCCCAGCCGCTCCTCGGGGGTGACCGGTCGGAAGGGCACCACGCGCGCGGTGGCGCGGTCTTCCCAGGCCTGCAGCCAGTCGGCGCTGGGGCTCTTGACGAACTTCGAAAAGTCCAGCCCCGCCAGCCCTGGCCGCGTGCTCAGGCTCACGTCTTGGCCGCCCACTGGCCGCACCAGTCGTCGGATCCGCACAGCGGCCAGATGGCGCGCGCCTGGGCGTGCGCCTGCAGCGGGTACTGCGGCGCGCTGAAGTGACAGCGGCCAAGCTGCAGCACGGTGGTGTCGGCGGGCGGCTGCTCAAAGAAGTTACAGTTCGAGCAAAAGTTGGTCACGCCCAGCCCCGACGGAGCGGGTGCGGGGGTCTGGGTCAACTAGCCCTGGGACTTCTTGATCGAGCGCGCGGGGCCCTTGCCCGAGCCTCGGGTAAACAGGTTGCTGGTGCCGATCTTGCCCTTGCGACCGCCGCCGCTCTTGCCGGTGCGCTTGATCGGGGGTCTGGCTTTGGCCATTACTTCTTGCTTCCTTTCCTGCGTGCAGTGGTCTTCTTGGCTTTGGTGCCGCCGCGCTGGGCGGGGGCCAACTCAGGCGGCAGGCGCGTGCGGGCCCCTCGGGGAGCGGCCCCGCCCAACGCGCCGCGCGACGGCTTGCGCACAGGTGGGGGTGGTAGCTGCAGCGCGCCTTTGGGCATGCCCAGGTCGAGCGCCGCGCCGCTCGCATCAGCTTTGTTCGAGCGTCGAGGCATCTAGCTCATCTCCCTCCCATGTATACCAGGGGAACAGCCACCAGGCACGCAGGCAGCGCCAGCATGACTTAGTACTTACCTGGGTTCTTGCTCGACGGGATGCGCCCCGTGCCGCCTTTGATAAGCGGGATGGTGCGTCCCGCGCTGCCGCTTTTACTTCCGCGTCCGCTTCGTGCTGCCACTGAGGGGTTTTCCTCTCTGTCCAGGCTTGCGGTGCACGCCCTTCTTGTGGCCCTTGGCCAGCGCCGAATTCGAGATCGCGGCGGCGCTCGCTTTGGACATGCCAGGGTTGTCCCGCTTGATGGCTTCGTATGTCGCTGGATTCTTGATCGACGGTCCGGGCTTTTTTCCTCCAGGCATCAGATCACTCCCGCGCCCTTGGCGAGTATCCAGATGACGGTACCCAGTAGGACCAGGGCGACGAGCAGGTAGAGCCCGCAGGTGAGTGGCCCAGGCGGCTCGGCCTGGGGGTAGTTTCGCACGCGCGCATGCTACTCACGGCACCAGCAGCACCACGCTGAACGGGCCGAGCGCGTTGAAGGCTTCCCTGCTCAGCACGTCGTACACGCCTTTATAGCCGGGAGCACTGTTGGCAATCCATAGATCTCCGCCAGACTGCCCGCGCAGCGCCACCCAGTGGTACCACGCGCCGCCGCTCATCATACCCGTGGTGTGAGCCACGGCGGTCCACACTTCGTCGTAGTTCAGCCAGCCGTGCATCGAGTTCAGCGCGTAGCTGTCCTTGAGCACCCGCTGAAGCTGGCTGCCGCTGCCGTCCATCAGCCCGTAGGTCGGGTTGATGTTCTCGGGCTGGCCGATCTCGGCGACCGCGCTCCACTCGTCGGCGCCAGGGTTCTTGCCCGTGCTGCGCTCGACCCAGGCCAGGCTGCACGCCGAGCACGTCCAGGACGCCGACTGGCGCGGCATCGGCTCGCTGGGGTTCCACTGGACCCCGGGCGCGGGCGGCTGGGGCGCCTGCGAGATGGGCGTCGGCGGGCGCGGGGCAAGCTGGAGCGCGGGATCGAGCGCCAACAGGTCGGCCTCGACGGTCGGCAGGTCGCCCACCCAGCGGTTCTGCAGCATCTGCGCGAGCACGTCGGTCAGCAGCGCCTGCTGCTGATCAAGCTGGTTCAGGTCGTCGTCAAGGGACATACGGCGGGTCCAGCGTCAAGGTGCCTTGCAAGCTGGGGTCAATGGCGTACAGGAACGCCTCGACGCTGGGCGGCGCGCCGACCCACTGGCCGTTCAGCGCGGCGGCCAGCGCCTGGGTGAGCAGCGCCTGCTGCTGCTGTAGCTGGGTGATGCGCGCGTCCTGCTCGTCGGTGCTCGGGATCTCGGTCATGTTGTCGTATAGCTCACTTCCCCGTACTGCCGCACGCCGCTCTGCGGGATGCCGCCCACGACGGTGATGCTCGGGATGTTGGCGTAGGCGTTGACGTAGTACGTCTTGTTGCGCTTGAGCCCGGTGATGCGGTAGTTGAAGGTGGCCCCCGCCGTGGTCCAGATCGGCACTATCATGCGGCCCGTGTAGGCGCCTGGCCGCTCGCCCCACACGACGGTGATGTAGCCGTTGTAGTTGATCTTGCCGCTGCCCGCGATGGCGGTCGGGTCGGCGTCGGGCCCCGCGCTGAAGGAACTCCACGCGCCCCACGACAGGCTGCTGTCGACGGGCGGGTAGTAGGTGCTCCAGTTGTAGGTCTGCCAGCCGTAGTTGAACGCGGCCTTGGCGGCCACCCCGACGGTCATGTCGGGAACGCCGTACCCTTCGGGTTGTACTGGGCCCAGATGTAGGTGTTCCAGTTACCGGCAGCGGGCGGCGTGCCGCCGCCAGCGGGCGGCGGCGGCGTACCGCCGAACTGGTAGAAGCGCACGGGCACCGAACGGCCCGCGACGGGTGCGGGCATACGTACGTTGCCCGTGCGCTGCTGGGTGACGTACGGCCGCAGCAGCAGACCCGAGACGTCCGTGGCGGCCAGGTTGAGGGTCAGCATCAGCAACTGACCTGGGCTGAGGCCGCCCGTGGCGGTGAGCACATGGTGGAGCGTGGCGGCGGGGTCGGTCGCCGAGCCGCTGACGCCGCCCGTACCGGGGTCGGCGGGCGGGTCCATGCGCGTCCAGTTGAGCGTCAACTGGACAAGCTGGTCGGTGTCGAACTCCAGCGTGAAGGTCGTGCCCGTGGCGCGGAAGAGCACCGTCGAGATGGTCACGAACTTGGGCGGCCCCATCACTATCTGGGCGGCCTGCGGATCGACCATGACCATCAGGCGCTCTCCTCAGCGGGTGCTTCGAGCGGCGGCTCCTGGGGCGAAAACGTGATCTGGGGCATGTTCGGCACGATGTCGGTCGGGCTGGTCGATTGCACGGGCTGGTTGCGCGTGCGCGCCAGGAACTCGGCCTCGTGCTCGCGCGGATCGCGCACCTGGGTCAGGTCCTGGCCTGGCGGCGCGGGGCCTGCTTGCGGCGGGGCGGGCTCGGGCACAGGCGGCTCGGTGCCTGGTTCGACGTAGCCCGGATCGCCAGGCTCCAGGATGACTTCGGGCTCGGTTGCTTCGGTCAATGTACGACTCCATTGGTGCGCCCGAGCGCACCTGCCAGCGCGGCTGAATAGGGACAGCTACCGATGTAGTGCCAGTGTCCGCCGTCGACGCCTTGCGGAATGGCATCGTACAGCAGGGCAGGCCCGCCGCTGGTGCCCAGCACCACGGCGTTGATGATCTGCAGGGTGACGTTGGCCTCGATGATCACGGCGGGCTTGCACAGCCCGTACCTGTCGTAGGTGCTCGGCCACGGCCGCCAGTGGACGATCACGCCGATGGCCAGCGAGGGCGTGCCGAACGGATCGCCTGGCGGGCCCTGGGCGCCCATCGGGCCCTGCGCGCCCTGCGGGCCTGGCACGCCCTGGGCGCCCGTCGGCCCCACCGGCCCCACCGCGCCAGGCACGCCCGCTGGGCCCTGCGCGCCCGTCGCCCCGTCGGGCCCCGCTGGCCCGCGCACCAGCCCCGTGTCGATCCACTGGCTGCCGTTGGAGGTGAACAGGTGGCCCGTGTCGACCACGGTGTAGGCGTCGCCCGAGGGCTGCGGCTGGGCGGGCAGCATCGAGAAGGTGGGCACCGTGCCGAGGATGTTCAGCCCCAGCCCAGCGGGGCCCTGCGGTCCCGTCGGGCCCGTTGCGCCCTGCACCCCCGCAGGCCCCGTCGCGCCTGGCGGACCCGCCGTACCAGCCGGCCCCTGGGCGCCCGTGGTGCCCTGCGGCCCCTGCAGCCCCGTCGGGCCAGCCGCGCCTGTCGGGCCTGCCGCGCCGACGGGCCCCTGGGGACCGATCGGGCCCGTGGCGCCCGTGGCACCTGTCGGCCCCGTAGCGCCCGTGGCGCCCGTCGGGCCCGTCGGACCGGTGTTGCCCTGCGCACCCGTCGAGCCCTGCGCGGCGATCAGTTGCCAGGGCAGCGTCGGCGGCGCGGTACCCGCCACCACGGGCCCATTGGCCATATAGCTGGAGCCCAGGTAGCTGACCGCGTCCCACTGGACGTACGCCGTGTTGGCGCTCCAGGCGCCGTGCCACACCATGGTCGGTCCCGGAGCGCCCTGCGGCCCAGTCGCACCCGTCGCTCCGGTGTTGCCCGCTGGCCCCGTCGGACCCGTCGGGCCTGGGATGCCCTGCGCCCCCGTGGCACCCGTGTTGCCGATCGGCCCCTGCGGGCCAGTGGCGCCCGTCGGCCCCTGCGCCCCCGTGGCGCCCGTCGGCCCCGTCGCGCCCGTGGCGCCCGTGTTGCCCTGCTGCGCGAGCAGTTGCCAGTTGGGGTTGGCGGCGGGGTTGGCCGCGCCTGCGGCGATCGGCACAGTGGTGATGTAGCTGGACCCCGCGAAGCTGACCGCGCTGTTGGCGGGGTACGCGGTGGTCGAGTTCCAGGCGCCCGCCCAGGTCATGCCCACCGGCCCGGTCGGCCCAGCGGGACCCGTGGCGCCTGGCGTACCCGCCTGGGCCATGACCTGCCACGGCGCGGCGGGCGGCGCCGTGCCAGCGGTCACCGCGCCATTGGCCACGTAGGAGGAGCCCTGGTACGAGACCGCGTCGCCTGGGTTGTAGGCGACGGTGTTCGACCACGGCCCCGTCGAGTTCGACCGCGTCGTGCCGCCGTCGGGCAACCTGGAGGTGCTCAGCAAGCAGTTCTGGCTCGGCCC